CAGGCCCAAGTCAGTCGCAAGCATTTTATGGGGTTGTTGTCGGAGAGTTTGAAGACTGAACCGGCTGAATAGAATGTAGATCGTCAGCGTGAATGACAAACAGCATAGACGCAGCATATTTGGAGAAGGTAGCCGAGCAAGCGGTTGGCCACTACGGTTGGCTGTTGATTGCGGCATTCGCGGCGTTGATGGGCAAGGATGTGTTGGCCAAGTTTATCGCCGGGTTACTGGTGTTCTGGGGGAGCAGTTTTCGTAATGACGAAATCCTCTATATCAGCGGAAGACAGGCGCGGGTGATTAGAATGGGAATCACTTCAACAACCTTTCAGATGAGTGATCGTTCCTCGACGATGGTGGTTCCAAACTGTCAGTTGAAGGAACTCACCATTGAGCGGCGACTGCCCATAAACGGGGGCGATTGTTATTTGCCGAAAGGCAGTGAGTTGGGCGTGACAAAGGTGGAACTGATCGAAGACGAATGAAGCGGTTTTTAGTGATTACAATTATTAGTGCGGCGATCATCTGGATCGGTGCGGGGTGTAAGTCACTACCGGGGAAGCTAGAGATTGACACGCCCTTTATTGATATAGAGTATGAAGATAAAACGACTGAATGAGTTTAGATGATGTTAAAGTTGGAATTGCGTCTGTTACAGGTCTTGGAAACTGGCTTTTGCAGATAGACGTTATATTGAAGATAGGTATATCAGCAGCGACGTTGTTTTACATTGTGTTGAAGATAAAAGAACAACTTAAGAAAGGTAAATAAGATGGCTAGAAAGAAAGGTGGACAAAAGTTAAAAGACTTGAGTAAAAGGAAGCCGAAGATCAAGGTAGACTTGACTCCGCACTATCGTACTCCGCTCCCGTCACGTGGAAAACGTGCTAGCGGCCCACGTGTTATAAGCCCCAGCAGACCTCCTGATGAGATTATAAGAAGCCCGGGGCCTTTTGGGCCACCGGATAATGAAGGTCGATTAAGACCTCGCAAGCGTAACCTCCCGCCAGTCATAGTGCCGGGTACTAAACGGTTAGGTATTCAACCTAGACAGTTTGGTGCGCGTATACCAAGAGGCGCCAAAAGTTCTGAGATAGATACAAGTATGTTACTTTCTCCGTTTGGTGCAGCCGCAGAAATTAGGTCACGTAGAAAAGGCCCTCGCAAATAAGAACATATTAAGATGCCAAAGGTTGGAGGAAAACATTATCCATACACTGAAACAGGTATAAAAAGAGCTAAAGCTGCTGCAAGGCGGCAGAAGAAGAAAAACAAAAAGAAGAACAAGAAACGTTATTAACTTATGAAAGGACTACAAGGTAAGAAGACATATATGACGGCGGTTGGGGGAGTTCTCGCAGCCGTAGGGGCGTACCTTAGCGGAGATATAGAAATAGGCGTGATGATGAACATCGTTATTACGGCACTACTTGCACTTTTCCTGCGTAAGGGGATTAAGAAAGATACAGGGAACACTTGATATGGCTTACGGTAGACGAAAGAAGGGTGGTCAGGCGCTGATGGAGTTGGCGAAACGTGGTGGTGCGCGTAGGCGTGCGGCGAAGAAAGCTGCGGAGACTAAGGCTGGCGGTAAGCGTTACGTTACACCGTTACCTAAAAAGAAGGTAACGGCGAAGAAGGTAACGGCGAAGAAAAAAGTTACGCCGAAGAAGCCAGAGATGAAAGGGCCAGAGTTTTATAGAAGGAAGCAAACGCCTGCGCCTAAAAAGGTTGCGCCTAAACGTAAGATACCTGCTGGCGCACGCTCATTTCGTGGTGCTGCTGCTACCACAACGCGACCAACGCGTACTCCAGCTCAACGTGCTGCTGATAAGAAAAAGTTACTAGCAGAGCAGAAAACGCTTCGGAAAAAAAGCGCTGGTATGAGGTATGGTTCTGAGTTCAAAATACCAGAGTTAGGTAAAAAAGAGCAGGATGCTATGGCACGTGCTATGGAGTCTGGTTCTGGTGGTGGTTTAATTAAGGCTGGTGTAGGTGCTGCACTTACTGCTGCTGCCTTAAAGATGCATAAGATGTATAAAGCAAAGAAGGCTGCTGATTTAGCGGCGGCTACTGCAAAAGCTAAGAGAGCAGCGGCTGCTGCAAAGAAAGCGGCAGAAGCTAAGAAAGGTGTGAGTGGCATAGGTGCTGCACGTGCTGAATCTGCTCTCGCTCGTACAAGTGGTCTTGGTAAAGCTAAGCCGAAGCCGAAACCTAAAGCTAAAAAGAAGAAGAAAAGCAAGGCTCAAATAAAAGAAGAATCAATGAGGGGGGCTAGCGCATGGCGTTAAAAGTTCCAAAGACTAACGATCCTAACTGGAAGTACGTAGCCGTTGGCAATCTTGCCGTACGCCGCGTACTACGGAAAAAGAAAAAGTGATAAAACTCCTGTATGCAATCGCTAAAGCCATACCCGCCCTTCAGAAGATTCTGGATAAGTTCTTCGGAGTTGCTAAGAATCAAAAGCAACAAGTCGGCGTGATGCTAAAGACGCTGCCGTTGATGCTGTTGTTGACGGGTTGCGTAAGCGTAAACCTGAACAACAGCGAAAGACTAATGGAGCATCCGGGGTTCAGAAGGGCAGCGTACGCATCCCCAGAGTTCGTAAAAGAAGCGCTAAAAACAATAAACGAGCTTGAGTACGAGTTGGAGAGGAAGTAATGGCAACATCTGCAATAGTTAAGGTAACACCTACGAAAGCAAAGTCCGCACTTACGAAGCGTGCTAAAGCTGCTGTTACAGCACTGGTTAAAAGATGAGTGTAGAATACATTTTAGATCGCTTTGGTAAGAAGGTTGGTATGCTTCCTAGTGATACCAGCCAGCGTGCTTTATTGCTTGACTACCTTAATGAAGCGGCGCAAGAGCTTTACGAACAGTCTGATATGCCGGGATGTTTGGAAGAAGCTGAGTTCTATGTGCAAGGAGACAAGACTGTTGCGTTGCCAGCGGATGTTTATGCTGTTCGTAGCATACGCGAGAAGGCGGGTAACAACGCGATGTGGGATACAGAGGCTCTTACGGCACGTTACCGCGAGAATAACTGGGATACGAATCACGCCAAGTTTCGCGTGAAGGGCTACAGTCCGTTGAAAGTGTCATTGCCTACGTCTATTACAGAAGCGTCAAACAGTTCTAATAAGCTGGTTGTTAGATGGTACGGTATAACAACAACAGATGACGATTATGAGGTTGTAGTAAAGACTCCGTATAGTGAAGGTTACTTAGTTAGTATTGCAGGTACAGCCATTGCTGCTGCCGACGGCACTCTTGCTGTGTCAACATTAAGTAATTTAGGTGTGCCGTTTACAGACATCATTAGCTTTACCCGTACGCTTGAGCCTACAGCTACGGTAGGTCTTGTGCAGTTAATTGACTATACAGACAACGACATCGTTTATGCTGAGATACCGTCGAACCGCATGGAGTCTCGTTATCTTATTGTAGATGTCAGTGAATTTCCGTTCTCGTCATCTGCTGAACAAGATGACTCACATACATTACAGATACTTTATAAGAAAGCGCTTCCGCGTTTGCAGAATGACGTTGATGAATTTCCTGCTGTTGGTTACGACAACATACTTGTTAGCAAGTGTATGGAGTTATTCCTTGAAGAGCAAGGTAAGATAGAAGAAGCGATACTGCATGACAGAAAAGCTACACGTTCTCTTGCACGTAGGCAAGCTGATCTTGAACGCGGACAGGAGCAGAAGGCTGTTTTCAAACGGCACAATCACGATAAATTAGCATGGCTAGCTACTCACAGACATCGTTCCTAGGTGGAATGAACATGGCGGTTGATGACTCTCGTCTTACTGACGACGAGTATTCTTTTGCTATGAATGTACGTAATCGCTTCGGTGAGTTAAAGCCTGTTAAAAGGCCGTTGGCTATTGACGCTGGATTAACGGCTGACCAGCGTTGCCAAGGTGTGTATACTGTTGGTGATTTTATACTGATATTTCAAAGCGGTAACGCAAAATTTAAGCATCGACTTGCTGATACATGGATTACGTTGTGGGATGATAGTACAGAACCTACGTTGCGTCTGGACGAAGGTGCGGATT